AAACACAATATCGTACCAGGCACTATCGTAACCGCGAGCCGTATTAATGGCAGTTTTCAGCTGATCAACTGTTTGACCATTGTCAATGGTATAGCTGTCATAAACGGCTGTGTTAACTAAACTCTGTACAGTAAATGTAATGTTGGCCATTAGTTACCTGCCTTGTGCTGATGATTGGGATACATGCTGATGCTGTCTGCACGAATGTCTGCAGGATTCTTGGGTGCATTTAAATCTGTACCACCTGCAACAATAGTGGCTACTGGTACAGTCAACTCATTGGGTTGATTTGCATATTCTGGTTCTTTTGCGGGTTCATGTTCTACACCGTCAATAAAGTCCAACAAGTGTCTAAATGTAATTTCTTTGGCTAGCATAATTGTAATCCTGTATAGTGTATTTATGGGCTCATTACTTAACCCTGGGTCAAAAAAATACCCGCCGAAGCGGGTAAAAATTCACAGGAGATTTACAACAAAATCATTGAACAGTATGCGACAAGTAGTCAGCACCTGCTATTTTAACCATTGCGGCATGCATCACACAACGATGAAATTCTTCGAGCTCTTGCTCACTGGCGGCTGTTTCGGGAAGATTGCCTTGGCATACGTCCCAAAGGCGTTGCATATCTTCTTCCTTTAACCAAGTTTCAAAAGTCATTACAGGCCCTTAATGTGATTAATTACCGCGGTTGCTTCAGGAAAGCCCTCACGCTCTTTTTGAGCAACCACTTGCTCAATCATGTCTGCTTGTATATCGTGTAGTCCACTAACAAACGTCATAATGTCCTTTTTAGGCATAGTATAACGAATACTATATAACAGTTGATTCTTTTTGTCGTTCATGATATTACCCTTTTGGTTGTACTACGATCACTGTACAATTTTGTACCTTGTACTCTAATCAAATCTGCAGATCCCTGCGGGTTGTCGTTGAACATTTCCGTTAGATCCTGCTCAGTAATGCTGTCCACAGTATGCACCATGTAAATTTCATAGTTACGCTGTGGATTGAATCTTGCTCGCATCTGCAGGTAATGCAAAAACTTACTAACTTCTTTTAGTGGCTCGTTGGCTGGTTCTTGATCAGGATTTTTAATACGCTCAAACAGGCTATCTTTTTCAAAACGATTGGCGTCACTTACCAACTGTGTAATATCACGACAGCACTCAATACCGTTGCAGTCCCAGCTGAGAATAAAAATGTTTTGCTTGCTCATTTGTTCTTCCATGCATTATTAGCTTCTTCCAGCAACGACTCTAAATCTATTAGGCATTCTTCGGTGGGCACAAACTTGCCCACACGTTTCTTTTTTGTTCCTGTCTTAGAATCAAGTCCAAGCAATTCACGTTCCTCACTAGACAGTTTAGACAGTGCTTCGGCCTTGACACGCTCGCGACGTTCTTTTTCTATCAAGCGAGCTTGTTCCTTGCGATCAGCTTCTTTATGTTCTTTCCACCAACTTGCTACTTCGTCGTCTTTAAGCACTAGAAAGTCTTCAAGTCCATTTTCTTCTAAGGCCGTCATGGCCTTGCATGCAATACGGGCCAACTTGTCGACCTTGGCTTTTAATTTTGTGTTTTCTGCTGATCCAGAACCCCAGCTATCGCTTTCATAATCCCTGCAAGGCATAGATGCTCCTTAACAATAAAATACCTCATTACGCTTACCTGCACCGATAGCACTATAAACATATTCACGAACTACGGTGTCTGTGGCTTCGCCGTACAACTGTGCATCACTATCGGCTAGCACATACAGTTCACTTTGTGTACGAGCCCAGTCCCACCCATTCTTCTTTGCTCGCTCAACAATACGAGCCACTTGATAATTACCTTCGCTTGTAAACATTCCGTATTCGGGCGTCATTGACGACTCCTTATCTAGACAAATTAATTACACGACCTTGGTATTCCATAAAACTAACTCTCCAAGGAACAAATACAGTTTGACCAACCCGGCAACCATTGCGACGTTCTGTAAATTCCTTACCATCAAACACGTCTTTGGTAACACGAATTTTGTAAGCATTGTAACCACATTCAGCTACTGCGTTACGCTCTAAAACTTCACCTTCAACAAAACAGTCCTCACGACCAACCATTGGTTTAAAGTCATATGAACGAATAATGTCTTTTACTTGAACTTCCATTTTATAGCTCCTTAATTAACTGTATATGTATATTATACATTTAACCGAATTATGGGTCAACCGTTTTACTTGCGGTAAATTTCACGGGCCATATCAGCACCCTTGCTGTAGCCGCGGGCACGACCAAAACAGTAGCCCAAAAAGATACCATATGCTAGAACTGCTAAAATTACTATTGTATTTGTTTCCATTTAAAACTTCCTTTTTCTTAACTATTTGTAATATTATACAATTAATTGAATTTTGGGTCAACCATTTTAGTGGCTGTTTAATGCTGGGGCAAATTCACGGATCAATTCACGCTCACGGGCATGGGCTGGTTTACGGCCACGCACAAATTCCATAACACCGTAGGTGTGATTTTCCACACCGTATTCGCGGATGCTGTTGCAAAGTGCCCAATCTTTGTTTTCTGTAACTGCACGGCGAACGTGCTTTTGCATACGAACACGCAGAGCTTTTTTAACTTGCTGTCCGCATACTGTGATACCAATATACTGCTGTTGCGTTACTGTATTAGTAATCACATAAACCGCATGCTTGGTATCTTGGCGTCTTTTACGGGTTGCTTTTTTAATTTCCATACTAGTATTATACAATTAATGGATTTTTGGGTCAACCAAAAGAAAAGGTTAGTAAACACTAACGTAAGTGCTTGCTAACCTGTGGCTTTTTTACAACGAAATTATTAATGTAAAGTTTGGGTATTATCGATATTATCTAAATCATTAATACCGAATATCTTTAGAATTTTAGCGATATTCTTAGGAGTTTTAAATGGTACATTATCGGGTAAAAATACTGATTTTAATTCGCCGTCGGGACCGAATATAAATCCATAATCATCATCAGTGATTTCTTGATCGTAAACATCGTCAACATTATATTCTTGTTCACTGCTTTGGTTCATTTTGCTCATTATTCAGCTCCAATAGGTTAAGATATTTTTGTATTTCTTGTTCTAATTTTACAATAACTGACTTGTCGTTGTCAAATGTAGTTTGATATACTCCGTACATTACGCACTCTTGAGGTATGCAACCACGCACAATTGATTCTGCGGCAATACTAAATCCGTAAGCATCCAGTTCTGCACCATCACCTAGATATTCTTGCTCACTGATCAGTGGATTGCCTTCGGGTAACTTGCTTTCATATGCTTTGAACTTTTGTCTACTGCGATGTTGTTGTCTGTGCACCAGTTCGTGACAGATACATTCAGCTAGATCGAATGCCAAGGTTTCCCAATCAATTAAATCTGTAAAGAAATACTTTTGATCGGGATGATAACATAGTGTGATTTCTACACTAGGTAAATCCTGGCTGTCGTTAAAACAATCATATATTCCAGCCACAACAATCATGTCTGGATCTACTGCTGGATCACGATGTGTACGAAATAAAAAATCCGTAGCCGGAAACTGTCTACGGATTAATTTAGTAACTTCGCTAGCAGTATATCGGCGACCTTTAAAAGTATCGCCGATGTCTAGTATGCGTGAGTGTATTTCAAAAAACATTATCTAAATAATATCATCGCCATAATAACAGCTTGAGTAATAAACCCTGCACCGTTGGTAATAATATTTATAGAGTTTTTCAGGATGATGGCTCGGATAAACAACAGTACCAATCCTGCCCAAGCAAATAACACCACGTCCAAGCTAGGTGTGCGATCACTGAGTGCTGTAAGCAAGGCCAACAAAGTTGGGATAGTTGCACAATGCACAACTACAATGGCTAGCCACTCTAGGGTGTCTGCCGAGATCTTGCTAAAGTGATCTGCGAAGAATTTGGTAATAGCCGCACGAATGCTATCTACGGTAAATTTTTGCATGATTAGTCCTTATAGAAAATATGTGCACCGATTTTGCCAACCTTGGGTTTTTTCCAACCCGGGCTAACATAGTCTGCGTGATAGTAAAGAGCGTCTTTCATTGACGGCAAACGGAAATTTTCAAGTAACACCTTTTTAGCTACTTCTTCGCTTTCTTTGTAAAGTGCTGGATGCACTGGGCGAACTTTATGTGTGTTTTCACAGAACCATGAGAACTGGCAAATCACTCGATCGTACACTACATTCTTTTGGTGTACAACTCCGCATACGTCTTTGGCAAAGCGTCCGCTTTCTAAACGATTCATTGTAACTTGTGCTACTGCTACTTTACCTTCAAACGGCTCTGATGCCGCTTCCCAGTAAATATTTTTAGCCAAGCAATCTAATTGCTTGGTACGATCCGCTACACTAGTAAATCCTTGGCGAAGCTCTTCGCCGGTACTGCGTAGCGTAGTTAATTTTGTGTTTGTAACTGTAACTAGTACAGCCATGACTAAAATAAAACCTAAAAACTTAAATAGGTTCCTTGAAAGTCTCACCAAGCGGTCTTGGTCACTATGCGACAGGGTTAATGTCTTCATTTTGGCTTTCCTCCTTTTAAGGGTTGTTAGTTATATAAGCTAGTAAAATCTGAGATAAAGACTACTATAACTAGATAACTAGGTACATTATAGCATATTTTTTGATATTTTTGCAAGTAAAAACGGGTTATAAAGAAGCCAAACCGTTTATATGAATTTTGATACGTCTACTTTGATGGTAGTGGATTTACCTTCAATGGCATCCAATTTTTCGGTGATTGTAACCAGTTGCTCTTCAGATGGATTTGGGTTAGCATCTAACCAATTGGTAACATCATTTCTCATGTTATCAATTTTACTCAAGGCCGACTGGGTGTCTTGGAGATTATCCGAATCCCAGTCCACTGCGTCTGGATCAATTTTTGGCAATTCTGCGGCTAGGGTTTTAGCTGGATCAGCTTTAGTCGGTAAAGGTATATTTAAACTAGTCTGACGTGCAATATTACGCCCTTCCATTAGACTGGATTTAATAGCATCGCCATATAAGTCGTT